AGCTCGACGATACCTTTCTCCGTGGTGCTGGCATCAGCAACGGTTGTCGCTGATTCCGCGATCAGCGTCATGATGGCCTGAGTGAGCTGGGTCAGGTCTTCGTGGTCTGGATCAAGGTCGGCGGCGAGGATGACGTTTATGACCTCGCGCATCGGATGTTCGATCGCGGCGGCCAGCTTGCGACGCCAACCCCCGCCTGTCTTGATGTGCCTTGATAGTCGCTTGGTCACCAGCCATTCGTATGGGCGCTCCACAAACACCACGCTCATGATGATGATGTTGACGGCCGCATCGAGCAGGTGCGCCGACGGCAAGCGTCGGGTAGCCCAGCAGCTTGGCCGGCAGGCTCAAGGTGCGGGCGTGGTGTGCGCGGTAGAGGCTCATCACTGCCAGGTAAAATATCCACAACACCCACAGGCTGCCCACGACGGCGACGGCTACCATTTGATCATCTCCAACGCGAGATAATCACCCTCCGGCACCGCCTCGATCTGATCTTCGAGACGATGCCGTTTGCCGATGAGCGCACCAGATATCTCAGCAAAAACGTCTGCTTTAGTCACGATGCGCGGAGCCATCTCAGCTTTGGTCAGAGTCCGCGCTGTAGACAGGGCGTCGAGCAGTGGCGTGGGCGTAGAGATGTCGGCCAAGTATGCCCGAGCTTCCGCCTCCTGCTTGCTCCAGCTCAGCACCTCACTGACAGGGTAGCCAGCACTGATGGTTGCGATTTCTTTTTCGCAGGCATCATTGATCTCTACCATCTTCGCAGCGACGATGTCGGCCCATGTCGGCGCTGGTCTTGGCTGAATCACTGGCCGTCCACTACCATCGGCCTCGATCGTCGCGCCCTGCGCCTGTGCCTCCAGCAGCGCGGCATGTTCATCAGCAGTGATCTCGACGGCGTCAGTCCGGGATCATGCAATCTGGGTTGTCGATCTCAATGGTCTTGGCTTCGATCGACATATCGGGAACCGTAATCAGCGGCGCAACAGCGGTTGCGTCCGGGCACGTCCAGCAGCGGCGCCTCTTCACCCTCCACCGGCTCCCACGTCGGGTCTGGGATATGGATCAATGGCCGCTCCCACTCAGGGTCCGGCACCTCGACGGTCGGATGCTCCCACTCTGGGTCTACAATGGTCAACGTGCGTGTGCCGTGCATATCAGTCGCGTAAAATCCGCGCGTTTGGCGTGAGTAATATATTTTACTCATGGCGCTATCTCCTTAATATCCGATTGCAAACCACGTCATGCCCTCTGGCGTGATAATTGAACTCCAAACGCCATACGATGTAACTTGGAAACTACTAGCGTTGATGGTTGCAGGTTTTATATAAATCATGCTATCACCATTGTCTGCAACGGTTGTCGCCACAACAGAACAACATGTATTTGGGAACGTGATTGGAAAACTTACAGTAGTCGGACTGGTCCCCGGTGTTGTTATAGTTCCCCACTGAACAATTAACCCGCCAGGCAATGTTTGATATCCGTTTGCGCCTAAGCTTGAAGATAAATTTGCTGATAAAGATTGACTAGACCAAGTTGTTCCATTACTAGTCAAAACATTTCCGCTGGTGCCTGGAGCGATAAGATTTACTTGGCTTGTGCCATTCCCAGAAATCAAGTTATTACTTGTTAAAGTATTTCTTCCAGTCCCGCCGTTGGCGACTGGCAATGCCCCTATGACTTTTGTAGTTAAATTAACCGCATTATTCCCAATCTTATCTTCAGTCACAGCACCATTAGCGATCTGCGCCGTATCAATTACGCCACTAACCGCAACAGTCAACGTCCAAGATGAATATGTTCCAGTACCAGAAATCGCAACTACGTTTACAGAAAGTGCGCCATTTCCAGAGTTATAAGATATAACGTCGCCTACCATATAGTTGGTGGCAGTATTTGCAATCTTTAGCGACATACCGACAAAGTATGATTTACCAGTTTCAACTGTAAAGTTTTTNGTTCCAGTGCCGATAGTGACAGAGCTTGTGCTGGTTGATGTGGTGGCTACGCTACTGATCGTTTCTGCAAAGTCATTAAGCGCAGGAGCAAGTGCAGCCATGTAGTCAATAAACTCCTGAGTGTTGGCATCAAACTCAGGTTGCGATTGAACAGGATTTGGAACGGTTCCTGAATAAACTGGTATTGTCATGACGCTTGTCCTTTAAGTTAAACCAACGACTTCAATGCTAAGAAGCGATTGGTTTTGATATTGTATAACATTGTTCATATCAATATAAAATCCATAAATATAAGTAGATTCAAAAAGTTCCGATGCTATGTAAAGAGTTGGCGTAGCTCGCCTAGAAGCAAGTAGCGTCTGCATCTTGTCTACAATGTCATTCGGCACAAGAACAGTGAATCTACCTTCTCGGCTATAAGCTCTCTCAAGAATCTCAAAGTCTCCAAACTCGTTTTGACGCTTTACAGAAAAGTCTACAATCCCGACTTCAGATCCGATTGAGGTTTCACCATATTTTTCTGTATAGCCAACCAGCAATGTGCCGCATTTTGCATTAGCGCCAGCATTATCAATAATGACTTCAATGCTTCCACCTGGTATTGGCGGCAGACCTTTAACGTATAAATTTCCTTTACGCTGAATTTGCTGGAAGAACCAATTGTAATAAGATGGATTTCCTGACGGCTCAATCATTGTATAAGTTTCATTAAAAACTTCATTCGGCGGAGATGCAGTATCATACATAAGCACTTGTATGGTTTTTGCTTCTACGTTCAATACCGACAATGAATTAGGGCGCTGCGCTATAAAAACGCTCAACATCAATTTCATCTGGATAAATCGTTTGGCTTGAGTTTAATTGATCGAACATCTTCCAACGGTTTGTGGAAGATACTTCAATCCAATAGACAGGAGTGCCAGCAGGCGCTTGCACATCATCCAAAGGGTTATTGCCAGTGTTAGAACCTACCAGTGATTCATATATCTTGTGGATACCGTTCGGCGGAGAATCATTATCGTTTACAATGATAACCCGCTGACCAAGAGTATAGCTTGTGCCATAATCCCATTCTGAATAATCATTTTCTGGCTACATTTGACGAGATAAAAGCATCGTTATCAATATCAAATGGCTTAACAATCAGGAAGTCACTCATACCACTTCAACCTTGAGAATTTGTGGATCGCCGTTCAAATCAACATCACTTAAAATAAACCCACCACGTTGCAAGCGATCAAGAGTTCTTGCGGAATCACGCGAACTTACAGCAATTGATCTAAGCTCTGCTCGCATGTTCATGTTTTCTTCTCTCAATCCTCTAATTTCAAGTGCAATTGTATCATTGCTTTCATAGCGTCTGTTTTCTTCAGCAGTCAAAATACGCTCGCCACGGTGAATCATGGCGGGGCCATCGTTAGGTACAAACGATGTGCCAGAGGCATACGATGGCAAGCTAGACAGAGGGATGCCAGCCGCTGCATAAGCATTGGCCCTAGTGAATTCAAACAACGTCTTGAAGCGGCTAGAATCAAGTGCAGCAAGAGAGTTTACAAGGCCATTGACTGTTTCTTGTGTCTGCATAAATACAGTTACAAGATTGGGGAACACGGCTGCTAGGTTAAGACCAGCTTCAGTTGTGAAGTCGATGCTCTTGCCAAGGTTGACCAGTTCTGCAACGGAGCCAGGCACTTCGTATCCATACTCGGCAAATATCTTTGCCATGTCCTCTTGCTGCATCAGCAGTTTCTCTTGGTCAGATACCATGCTAAAGATAGATGCACGGACACCAGTCTTAAGGCTATCAATCGCAAAAGTAAATTCTTCAAAGGCAGGGCGAAGCGTAAGCAATTGAGCAAATGCGTCAATGCCTGATTGCGTAGTCTTGTCGATTGCTTTTAGTGCAGCGTCAAACTCTTTCAGCGATGATGGAAGTGTTCCACCAAACTGTCCTTCAAGACTTTGTTGAATCTTTAATATAGTTGCGCCGACACCATTGAAAGATGATGCAATGCCTGCAAACTGAGAAATAAATTCAGCCGCTGCCGCCCCAGCAAGCCCAAGAGATTGAGCTACTTGAGCTGCTTGATTTACCGTAAGCCCAAAGCGATTATTAAGGCCATCAGCGGCATCAGAAAGCTGAACGATAGAGTTAATCAGCGCATTAACTTCTTCAGCTTTTGTGATCCCTTCAAACAAGCTTTTAACGGCAGCAGGAAGATTAGACTTTTGAATTGCCTCTGCAAGCACTTGACCAAGAACTTTTTCAGACAATAGCTCAAGACCTTTGGCAAAGTCTCCATTTGTTCCGAACTGCTCATTGAAGCTACCTGAAACGCCACCAAACGAATAAGAGAAATCGCCAACAGTGCGTCCAGAAGTCCGGCGAAGTCTCGCATAAATATCTGTAGTAATGTCTGCTGCTTGACCAAAGGCGTTTAGAATCAAATAAAGATTTCTACTAAACGCCTCTTGCGTTTGCGCCATGAAGTCAGACACTTCGCCACTTGAGCGAATCGATCCTGTTTGTCTTGAGCTAAACTGACTGCCTGTGAATACTGATTGGTTGGATTGTAGAACTCGTTTGTATTTTTCGCCAGATCCGCCAAATAATCCCCCAATTGCGCCGCCAATGAAACTGCCGATGGCGCCACCGACAGGGCCGAGTGGAGTAAGATTTCCTAAAAAAGCACCAGCGGCTTGAAATGCGGCAGACTTGAGGTCGCCTTGCAATGCTGATAAAACTGCGCCTGTATATGCAAACCCTTTGGCAATTGTGCCTGCATTTTCGCCAAGAAACCCAGCCACATCGCGCAAGCCAGGAATGTCTTGAATAAAAGTTCCAAGATTCTGAATCGACCCAACTACATTGCTGTTAAGCGCACGGATGCCCTCAGAAATAGTTCCGAGTATGCCAGTGCCAGTATTGCCACCAACACCGATCAAACCTTCAGCAGATGCTGTTCCTGCGCCAGTAATTCCAGCGATAGATGCAATGATATTAACTACGAATGGGCGTAGCAGCAGTTTGTATATTTCATTGATAACGGTTGTCTTGAACGTGGTGATAAGCGACTTGGTAAACGATTTCCAAGAGCTTTTACCGCCGTTAAGCATATCCGCAAAACCTTCTGCGAAGATACGATCAATGTTATCTACAGTCTTTTCAAATTCTCTGCGCTTTTCTTCTTCTGCCTTTTTCCATGCACGCTCAGATTCTTCTGCGTCTTTCTTTTCTGCGTCGAGGCGTTCTTTTGACAAAAGCAAACCAACAAGCTCTTGACGCATTTCAATCTCTTTTTCAAGAGCTTTAATCTTTTCAGGCTCAACTTTACGCAAGAACTCAAGAGATGCAAGTTTTTCTCTCAACCGAGCAACAGTCGTTGCTTCAATTGCAGACTTTAGCTTCCCTTCGTTTTGAATTTCTTCTCTAGTTGAATCAATAGAATCTTGCAACGCATCAAGCCTAGATTGCTCTGCGGCAACATATTCGCTATTTATAAAATCAACGTATTCTTGCGTCTGCCTTTCAATGTCGCCTTCAAGACGAAGCCTTTCTAAAATAACTGCGTTTGTTGCCTTGTAGTAATTTTGAAGTTCTTCTTGAGTTTTTTTAGCGGCTTCTTCTGCCTTTTTAAGACGCTCTGTTTCTCCAGTTAATTTCTTTATTTCTTCTGTGCGCTTTGACATCTCAAAAGCATATTCTGCTTCTGTAATTTTATTAGCTGCTAAAGTAACATTTAATTGTCTTTGTTCTTCTACAAGCTCATTTATTCTGTCAGATGTAAGTTTAAGACTTTCTCTGTATCCATCAGCTTTTGACTGCAAATCCTTGAAATTAGTTAAAGCGGCTTGATTTTCTTCTTCCCACTTAGACTTTTGTGGGCCTTTTGTGCCACTAGCCTCTTGATCCATTATTTTGCGATAGGCTTCATAATTAGGCAAAAGTTTATTTAGCCAGTTATTCGCCCTTTCGCCTTCAATGTTCATTTCCTTTAATGATTCTTTAACGCCATTAAAGCCAAGCCCCATCTCAACGGATGATTCATAAACTTTCTTTGCAACACTTGACATATTTGTCAGCGCGTAAATAATTGATGTTATTGCAATTACTGCCAAGCCAATTTTTCCGCCAACAAGTGTCAACGCTCCTGCTAAGATATTCTTTGCTTTTGCAGCGGCGCTAGTTCTTTCCGCAACAGTCGCCATGACAGACGCGTTTTCAGCAAGTGCGGCTGAATTTCTTGCCGCCCATAAAGTTGTTGCTCTAGCATTGTTTGCCATTGCTGCGGCTTGTGCTGCTCCAGCAGCGGCTTCTGCGGCAGCCTTGCGTTCAAGCAATACAGTTTCTTTTATAAGTTCAATTTGACGAAGCTGGCTTGCCTTTATGCTGGCATAAACACCTGCAACATATCGTCCAAAAGCAGCAATCAAAGCAACCAGCACAACAGTTGCCAAAGTATTCAAATTATCAGCAAGCAATGTAATAGCTTGGGTGATAGTTTTAGACACGCCTGTCGCTTTATCCGCCTCACCGATGTATTGCTTGATATTGTTTACAAGAACGGTGTAAGCACTGGCAATTGTTCCAACTTCTTTGACTTGGTTTCTAAGCAAGTTCAAGAACACTGGATCAGTCCAAGCCTGTTTAAGCAAGTCTGCTGTCAGCTTGCCTTGCTCAGAAAGTTTCTTTAATTCGCCAAATGGGATGCCAATAGACTTGGCAAGTTGGCGCATAAGGATTGGCGCACCTTCCATAACAGCCAAGAACTCTTGACCGTTGATGCGACCAGATCCGAATGATTGCGACAATTGCAGCATGACGGAGTTTGTTTCTTGCACTGTTGCATTAGATACGCGCAGGGCAAGCGACACAGATTCAGTAATGTCTGAAATTTCTTTCTGCGTCGTTCCGTAATCTTTGAGGTTATTAGTTAGACGAGCATAGAGAACGCCGATAGCGCCAATGTCGGACATTGAGACGCGGCCAATGCGGATGACGTTAGCATAGGCTTTGTTGTAGTCCTCAACGGTGTTTGTAGCGAGTTTTTAACTGAGCATCAAACTTTCTTGTATTCGTCAGCAAGGCGAGCAATTGTATTGATCGTAACGCCAGCGAAACAAGCCTTTGAAGGCATTTCCAGTGCGCTGTAAAAGTTGCCTCAGTGCGCTTTTGAAAAACGAATCAATATGCTTGCTCGCCTTGTCCATGTCGTTCTGGAGCTTGGCGATACTCGCAAAGAGTTTGATTTCAATTGAACCAGCATTAAGCGCCATATTGAGCCTCTACCGTAAGATGCCTTTGATATGCTTGGCTAGTCGATTTTGGTCTTGTTCGACTACCTTGCCTGGTGGCGGACAATCAGGCTTAATTGACACCTGAAGTTGTTGCACATAAGCCGCCGAGCTTCTCCGTATTATACCCAATTCCCAAGGCTTTAGCTCAATGCCGTTCTGTTCTTGCCATGATTCCATTTCTTGCCAACTTAATGGCACATGGCCCATACCTAAATTGGTATAGGCTCCCATGCTCATTAGCAAGTCAAATAAATATGGACAAGACAGATCAGGCCAGATTATTTCCTTGCCAGCAGCTTCATACTGCTCTATACGACTTTCCTCCGACTTTTCAGGCACTGTATATAAATATACATAGTGCCTGACAAAGTTAATTATTTCGTCGGAGATGCTGGCATAAAATTTTCAGTGTCGCTCAAGAACTTTTCAACCTGCTCCGTAATGTAGTTCAACTTTGGATTCAGGTAAATATCAATCGGGCTGACAGGAAAGTTTTCAACTGACGCCGTGACTGCCGCATAGAACTCGGCTTGCTGTTGGCGAGCTTCTTCAGCAGCATTCTTTGAACCCTTGCCGCGCAACATTGCAATGGATCGAGCTTGAACAGCATTGTCCAGCCGATACTTTGCATTCACAAACTGCTTGCTGCCAGGGCCATATAGGTTGATAACGACTGGCTTGCCATCAACAAGCAAATCTTCGCCGCGAGGCGTTTGAACTGTCAATGCAGCCAAATCAATAGTTTCAAATTGAGATAAGTCAAATTCTTTAGCCATAATAATCTCCGTTAAAGGTTATCCTCCGTAAAAAAAGCGGGCGGGTGACGGAGGAACACCCTTGTCGGCTTGCGCCCTAGCCCTTAAACCAATTATACAGTTTCGAGATACTCAACAATACCGACACCGTTGTCGCTGGTAGTAATGGAAAGAGTGACAGATGCCATACGCATGGTGTCAACGCCGCCAGTAGCCTTGGTCAGTGTCAAAACCTTAGCTTGGAAGAAGTCGATGTCGCCATTAGGATACTCAACTTCAAAGCTGTAGTCGCTGTCGCTATCCAGAGCTTGCTTCAGCAAGATCATGCCAGCATCATCACTGTCGTATGCAATCGAAAGTGTCTTGGAGCCTTCATTGAAGGAACCTTTATACTTGCGAGTGCCGCGAGTGTCGATAGGGTTAAAAGTAACTTCAGCATATTCACGACCGTGTTCGCCACCGTCCTCGATATTGCCGATGTTTGTGTAGGTCAGCACTTCGTAACCAGCAACGTCAAAGCTTGCTGGAGTGGTTGCACTGATGCCAATTGTGGTTCCTGCAACGGTTCCAATAGACATAATAAAACTCCTTTTAGTTAATCGCTATAAGCGATACGAAAATCAACAGTTGAATAGTTTGTTCCAGTTTCGTCATCTCTAAAATCAGTTCCAACCAAATCAAGAATGACACTATCCGTTTGTACGCCGTTAAATGTTCCATGCTGGTGATTGCAAGCAGCGACAACCAACGAAACAATATCTTTAACCTGCGGATATGAGTTTGCCGCAACGGTTACTTGAACTCTGCTTCTGCGGCGGTTTGATGTCAGGCCGATTGCAGTTTGTTCTACTGAAGATACTAACATATATGCAATCGCTGGCAAAGTTGTGCCTAGTGGAATTAGACTAGGATAAATCCTTACCTTTGGCACTTTTTTTAATAGCTCTGTGTCTTTAGATAGCAAGTCATATATTACTTTTTCAGCCGACATCAATCAGTTCCTTCTGGCAATGGCACATTGATTCCTTCTTTTGTAAGACGCTCTCGTATCCTTTTGGATACAGCAGCGACAGCGGCTTCACCTTTTGAATCAAATGCAGGGCGCATAAATGGCCTTGCCGTAATGCCTGGGTGTCTAGGAATAAACTTTGTCTTTACCAGTCGACCGTCTCTTGCTCTAAACACAAGAAAGGGTTTGTTCTTTGGCACAATCGCATGTGCGGCAGAGCCAAACTCAATAAATGCTGAGTAAAATGCAGACTTGTCTTTATTAGCAGCGCCGCGCCTGCCGCCAGCTCTCGCATAGGCAAACACTGTGCCTTTTTGCGATCTTGAGGATGTTCTTATGGATGCTTTTAATGCGCCAGTTTTATGAACAGAAAGATTCTTTTTTGCTTCATCTGACAATCACACGCGCACCAGCACGAAGCGCAGCTCGCATTGATTGTTGACGTTTCTAAGTTTAAGTGGCAGGTACTTTTCAAAAACTCTGCAAGCTCCTTACCGCCGACAATGTTTACATCTTTAGCCATTTTGTGTTGAGTAATCCTGTGCAATAAATTCCATTGCTTCACGTCTACCAAGCTCGCCTGGCTTGCTTACAATCTCAAGTATGCGGTCATTGCGATCAAGGCAAACTATCCGCATGGTCGGATCAATCTTTTCATCGTATCGCACAATAATCTTGCAAGGGCGGTTGATTGAACGCAAATCTCCAAACGTATATTCGTGCATACGGTTTGTCGTTATATCAGTAATGCTCGCCCAACACTCTTTATAAGTTTGCCACGAAACAACTTCAGACCCATAGTCTGCATCTTTTGTGACAACTTTTTGTTCAAATCGGACATACCGATCCATTTTGCCTATTTGCATTTAGACACCAAGATTCAAGCGATACGGTTGAAGTAAATTATACACCCCTGTCGGCAATGAATTAAATGTCACTCTAGTTCCGCCGACCAAATCTTCTTGCCGGTTTTCATAGTAATTGCCAATCAGCAGCAACATTGCTGCTTTAATTGGAAAAGGGAACGGATAAGTGTCTGGACTTTCTCCGTTGGTGTATCCAGCGATATATTCAATCGTAATAGGCTTGCCATTTGTTTGAGGCCATGATTGATTGGTCTCAAGGTAAATTGCGCTCTCAAAAGTATCTACATAGTAGACAGAAGGATTTAATGTCTGCTCATCTCCAGAAGTATCGTAATACTTGACTAAAGTGACACTTTGCAAAGGGCTTAGAGGCAATTTAATTGCTGTTGAATACATTGTATCGCCTGTTGGGAAATCATCTGTTGATACAAGCACCGTCTGCGTTGCCAATGCACGGCGAGTGTATTGCTCGCACCACTCCCTTGATACAGAGATCAATGTTTCAATATAACTATCATCAGGGTGAATTTCTGGCGATCCAAAAGTTTCCAAGCGAAGATGCTTCCGAGCTTCATCCAAAGATATTGGCTCTGATGTAATCTGAGATGTTATGCGGAAGTTCATGATAAGTCCTTATATTCTTTTATCGCAGCGAAAGGCGGCACTCGGTTTGCATACATGACGCGAGGGAAAGTTTTATGCGCCTTCCAGCCCATGTTGATTGTCATGTAGCGGTTTGTTTTCCAGATAGGAATTTGCACTTCAAGCTTAAAACTGGATGGGTACACCGCCAGCAGATACCAGAACTTACCTGAATCTTCTATTCCGTGTTCGTATAGCTTCGGGTCAAATTCAAGTGGTCGGGAGAACAGGTTATACATAAACCCATAAGCATTATTGCGATACATCCACATGACGCGACAGCAGTAGCGAATCCACCACGAATTATCGTAGTCCTGCTGCGTTGCCTCACGCAGGAACTTGAAGTGGCTCTTGTCATTAAATCCGCCATACCACCACTCGTCAACGGCATTATCATGGGTCTGCCACCAGCGCAACGGCTTAATCAGATACTCACGGTCAAACGTGTAAGTGCNGTTGTTGAATGGCTCTCGCTTTACCCTGTCCGTTCTCAGCTCCTTAGTTACAAACAAAGCCACTATCGGATTTGTCAGGTAGCAGAATATCTCCACCACCAAAGCTGGGATGAAGTAGAGCAGCCAGATGCCGAGGTTTTTCATTAATTACTCCAAGGCAAAGGTGGCGTCACTTCGGATGGGTTCTTTTTCTTTTCGATTTCTTCGGCCAGCTTCGCTTCGTATTCTTCTGCCGTATGGCGACATAGGGTTGCTATTCTGATTCATAGTGCCCTTTACCCAACCTATAACCTGTTCTTCGGTGAGCTGGTCGTATGGAATGTATTCGTGGTTCGGGTCGAGCTTGAGCTTTACGGAGCCGTAAGTACTCGCGGAATACTCGCCGTCTTTAGCAAGTAAGTGCCAGTGGGCAGTAAACACCACGTTTTCGAACCCCTCATATTCTGGGTAACATTTCATTCCAGCGACTGACCATTTATATTCGATTGCCATTTTGTTTACCTTATCACTATGGTTGCAGAGTGCGGAGTATCAATCGTTCCGCTCGTTGTAAATGCTCCGGGGTCATCGGAAGCAGCAGTCAAAATCCTAATCGCGGTGGATACCCTAGTCCGGCTGGTCGCCGTATCGCTTGCCGGATCCGCAGACTGTAATGAGCCGTAATCGGTTGGGGCTGCCGTTACCGTAGAATCTGACCGCCTATTCGTTAGCACGGCAATAAACAAGTTTCTGTCCGAACCCCAAGAAGCCGTAATGCTTGGCGGGTTGTTTGTGTTGCTACCTGTAAATGCCGCCTCGATACCCTGCGTCACGCCACTGACCGAGTAAGTCACAGCACTCATACGGATTGTAGAACTCAGACTAACTGATAAAGTCGAGCCTTCAGAACCTGTCGCGGTGCGATACCAGATATAGCTAACACCAGTACTACTGCGAGATGCTGCAACATCCCATCCATCAGGTCTGGTAGCAGTAGTCGTTGTGCCAGCCCTTAAAACCATCACAAGCAAATCACCAACAGAGTAGCTAGGTAGAGTTACATTGTGGGTTGACGCTGTTGAGGACGCTGCATATGTAGCTACATCAGCCACGTTTACCTCAGGAGCAGATACTGGTTGTAATGCCCCGAATANNCCTGCTACTTCGTAATCCCAGCCAGCATTAAGTCTGCACCGCCCAAGCAGCAACACAATCAGCCTCGGTCGTGCCAAAAGAAGTCACGGTCAAGATACCAGTTTTCCCAGACGCAATAGATGCAGGTTTCGCCCCAACGAACACCCAATCGTTCGGAAAAGTCAGAGTTCGGCTAGAGCCACCGGCAATCACTCTTACAGTCTTGATTGCACCAGCACGATAGTTCGATGCGGTAAATGTGACAGTGCCAGCAGCAGACCGTGTATAAAGCCCTGTGTCGCCGGAAAAGTTAAGGGCTACGGTGTCGCTGCCTGCTGTAGTAAGTGCTACGTCATAATTCGATGCGTATGTAATGCCGGAAACCACCAACTTATAATCCGATGGGTTTGATGTCGTGCCAATGAGCAGTTCTCCGCCGGAGGTGAGGCGCATGCGCTCTGTAGCTGTATCGCTTCCAGTCAAAAACCGAATGTTAGCACCAGCCCCACCTGTAGAACCTAGCGCGGCAATATCTAAATACCGAGAAAAATCCGATGTGACTTGATAATTTTGGAGTAACCCAACAACTGTAGCATTGCCGGGAGAGGTATATGTTTGAACAGCGGAATAGCTACCGCCAGCCATAACAACTGCTCCAGTGGGCGGTGTAACAGCATTATCTCCAGTTAATGTCCCAACTCCAATACCGCCAATGACATTGAATTTTCCAACAGGCGAACTCGTCCCTATCCCTACGTTGCCATCGGAATCTATACACATTTTCTCGGAAAAGCCAATGCCAAACGTAATCGGTGCGCCGTATGTGCCTATGTTGAAATTTCCAGATTCTTGTGCAGTTATAAACCCATCACCTCCGCCTGTAAAAGTGGCAAACAATAAATGAGCATCGCCAGCATCCTCGTTATTTGAGCGAATCTCCAATACAGGTGCGCCGTATTCAAACTCGTCACCAAAAGTAAATTGTCCAGTTGCGGGGTCGACGACTTTTAAAAAACTCCTCAGCGTCTAGTGTGTCTATACCGATTGCTACTCCGGCTGCTGTAAATCTAGCAATTTCACTACCATCAGCCGTTACAATAACCCGCCCATCAGTGCCAGTGTCGATGGCTTCAACGGAGCTGTCGCCTTGTTCGATTTCATTAGTTGTTGATGGCGGAATGACAATGTTGTTTTGCACAAAATTAGACAGAGTTTCTGCGCTAACTTTTTTAAGTTTCATTTACGCTAGTGTCAACAAGCGGAATGAAGTCATTTGAGGCTATGTCGCCAAGTTCTGTTAGTTCTGATATGCGCTTGTCAGCCATTGTATTACTCCACCAAGATCAATCCATCATTCTCTTGCAATATTTTAACCGCCAAATTAAAGTGCTAAATTAAATTGCTGATATTCAACAATTCCAACTTCATCAACAGTGCTTGTAATTGACAGCCCAACAGTAACTGTTCTCATTGAATTAACGCTTCGTGAAGATTTTACAAACCTTACAACTTTTGCACGAAAGTAATCAATATCTCCGGTAGGATATGTTACAGCAAAACTATAATCCGACTTGCTGTAGAGAGCCTGGCTTAATATAGCCAATCCAGCGTCTGATGAATCGTATCCTATAACAAGAACTTTTGATCCTTCTGTATGCGTATCTTTATATTTTCTTACGCCGTCTATGCCAATCGTTTCAAAAGTAAACTCTGTATAGCTACGCCCATGCTCACCAGCATCTTCAATGTTTCCTATCTTGATAAAGTTAAGAAGTCTGTATCCACCACTATTATACGTCAATGGCGCAAATGCGCTAATGCCGATTGTTGTGCCTGCGACCGTTCCTATCTGAGACATAATTATTTCCTTTTGAAAACAAACGTCTCAATATCTTCACGCCCAATCAAACTTTCCATATTGTTTGATTCAACCAATTCAAACTCAAAAGCATCCATGAATGTGACTAAGCCATCGTGCGTCCAATACCAGCAATGCTCATCTTTACGGAAATGCTTTGATTTCTTTATATGCTCAGAATCTATATATATCGGCGCAGATATAAACACATATTCTTTAGCCCCAGACAAATGAAGCCTTGGATCATGGATATGTTCTAAACTATCCCAAAAAGTCAGTGAGTTTGCGCCCTTGAATGGATGGCGATATAACTTGCGCTCAATCAACCATTCTACTGCTGACTTGTTTATGTCGTAACCGTAAGTATTTTCTCTGCCGATGACAAATGCACCAGAGCCAATACCAATATCCAAAACATCTAACTTAGTGTATTTATTTACAAGGTCAATCCTAGCCTGATT